CTAGAAACTGGGATAGAAATCGAACATTAATTGATTTTCAAATGATACCGGATCATATTCGGTCTAGAATTTTGACAGAATATGAAAAACCTTCGTTGGTAACAGATAGGTCAAAGGTTCTTTCCTATATGATTACTAATCGTCTAAAGAACCTAATAGAAAATATCGAGGAATTTTGATGAAAAGAGATTTTCATGAAAAAGAGTTTAGAGATAAAACTCCAAACAAGGACAGAGGCTTCATTGAACGACAAAAAAAGTCAAAGAAGAATAAAATGAAAAGCGATTTAAAGAATATCGTTGACAATCTTAACTCTGGCAACTATAATGACGATTTTGAAGATGACTGGAATGACAATGACTAAAACACTAACGAAAAACGAAATAACACTAAGCAAAACAACTCTTTCCATTTTGAAGAACTTTGCTTCTCTCAATTCAAACATTTTGGTAAAACCCGGAAATACCCTTCGAACAATTACACCGTCTAAAAATGGAATGGCGGAAGCAATTGTAGAGGAAACATTTGATGTTGAATTTGGTATTTGGGATTTGTCTAAGTTTTTGGGTGTTGTCAGTTTATTTACAGCGCCAAAATTTGAATTCAAGGAAAAGTCGGTTATTATTCATGGCGGTAATGGTTCTCGTGTTACTTATTTTTACTCAGAACCAAAACTTTTGACCGTTCCGACAAAAAATGTAAACATGCCACAAACATCTGTAAATGTAAGTATTACAGAAAAAGTTTTTGTGGAGTTACAAAAAGCATCAGCAGTTCTTCAACTTCCCGATCTTTCTTTTGTTAGCGAAGACGATAATGTAGTTGCTGTTGTTTCTGATTTACTAGATCCAACAACAAACAATTATAAAGTTATTGTTGGAAAGAATGATTCAGATGCTTCATTTAGTCTAAACTTTAAGATGGAAAATATCAAAATTCTTCCTGGCGACTATACTGTTGAATTTTCCAAGAACATTGTCGGTCAGTTTACACACGACACATTGGATATTAAGTATTGGTTTGCTATGGAGAGTAATTCCAAATATAGTGAGTAATTATGATTATTAAAGAGAATGAATTTTTGTGGGTTGAGAAATATCGACCCCAAACAATTAAAGATTGTATTCTCCCCGTGTCCTTGAAAAACACTTTCGAGGACATGGTTACAAAAGGAGAACCACAAAATTTGCTATTGTCTGGCACAGCAGGAACCGGAAAGACAACGGTTGCAAAAGCTTTGTGCAAGGATATCGGTGTAGATCATATTTTGATCAATTGTTCAGAAAATGGTAATATCGACACACTACGAACAGATATTAGACAATTTGCAAGCACTATTTCTTTGACTGATGCAAAGAAAACTGTAATTCTAGATGAGTTTGATTATAGTAACGCACAAAGTATTCAACCTGCTCTCAGAGGAGCAATTGAAGAGTTTTCAAATAATTGCAGATTTATAATCACTTGCAATTATAAAAGTAGAATTATTGAACCCATTCATTCTCGTTGCACCTGTATTGATTTTAGTATTACAGGCAAAGAAAAGGAAGAAATTGCTATAGAAATGTGGAAGCGATGCAAGCAAATTCTTCAAAACGAAAATGTAAAATTCAATGAAAGTGTTTTGGCACTAGTAATTAAAAAGTTTTTTCCTGATTTTCGTAGAATTCTAAATGAACTTCAAAGATATTCTGTTTCAGGTGTCATTGATGAGGGTATTTTATCCAAATCTTTTAGAGAGATGGAAATAGATGAACTAATTGCATCCATGAAACAGAAAAACTTTTTGGGAGTTCGTAAATGGATCGTTTCGAATAAAGATGTCCCTAGTACAGAACTTTTCCGTAAAATATATGACAATATAAGCACAGTATTGGTTCCGAGTAGTGTTCCTGAAGCAATACTTGTTTTAGCAGAATACCAATATAAGTCAGGATTTGTCGCAGATCAGGAAATCAATACTTCCGCGTGTATGGTTGAACTGATGATGCGATGTGAGTTTACATAATTATGGAACTTGGTGATTTCTTAAATTCTATTAATCTTAATAAAAAAGATTTGATGAAAGAAGATCCAAACTGTGAAAAACAGTATCTTCCTTTTATTGTAAATAAGTCTCTTTCTTATTTTATTGATTCTTTGTTTTATTCAAATAAAATGAATGAGTTGCATTTTTTGGATAAAAAGATGCAATATGATTACTTGAGACACAAGTTAGTAAAAAAGAAAAGATTTAGTAAGTGGTTTAAACCTGATGAATTAGAATCATTGGAGTATATTAAAGAATACTATGGTTATTCTACACAAAAAGCTAAAGAGATTATGTGTGTCTTGACACCGGATCAGATATTAGAAATTAAGGCAAAACTGAATAAAGGCGGCGCAAAAAACCAAAAAACATAAATATTATCGTTCAATATGGGGATTTAAAATGAATGATGATATTTTTTCTGGATTGGGTGTAGAGATAACATTAAAAACAAAAGAAAACTTCTTAAAAGTAAAAGAAACTTTGACACGATTAGGCGTGTCTTCGAAGAAGGATAAAAAACTTTATCAATCTTGTCACATTCTTCACAAAAGGGGAAGATATGCTATTATGCATTTTAAAGAAATGTTTATATTAGACGGATTGGAAAGTGACATAACTTTAGAAGACATACAAAGAAGAAATACAATAGTAAATCTTTTGGAAGATTGGGATCTTTTGGAAGTTGTAGATCCAAAAAAATCAGAAGACGAATTAAGTTTGGCAAGAATAAAAATACTTTCCCACAAAGAAAAAAACGAGTGGACACTTGTACCTAAATATCATATAGGTAAATGACATTTATGGAGACTTTTTATTATGGAAAAAATGCAAGCAATTGGGGAACCGTTTCCGGTTCAGTATTCATCCTGCTCAGATAAAAAACCAAAATACTTTGAATGGACTAACGAACATTGTCCCATTAAAGTGTTTATGGATCAAGCAATAGCACCGGGAATGAATTATACAAAGAAACCCGGAGATGCTAAAAAAGTAGCATGGATTTGTGAGTCACGCGCAATATTTCATTCATGGGCTTTTCCTAGAGATTTATGGGAAAAGCACTTAGATAAAATAGTCGATTCATATGATGAAATATATGTTTCAGATAAGCATTGGTGTCAGTTTTCCCCAAAAATAAAATTTTGTTTTGCGGGAAGCAATGCTGCGTGGGTCAAAGAACCTAAAATATACGAAAAAACTAAACTAACATCAATGATTGCTTCTGCAAAGGTGATTACACATGGTCATCAAATTAGACACTCTATTGCAAACAAATTTAAAGATAAAATAGATGTCTATGGAGGTGCCGCTGGTTCTAAAAGATTTGGTGGAGGAACCTGGCCAGATAAATCTGAAGCAATGAATGATTATATGTTTTCTATAGTTATAGAGAACGATAGTTATTCGACATATTTCACAGAAAAAATTACAGACTGTTTTGCAACGGGAACGATACCAATTTACTGGGGTGCTCCTGAAATCGGAGACTACTTCAACATGGATGGAATAATTTTGTATACGCCAGATTTTGACATTTCAATGTTGACACCTGAACTTTATAAAAGTAAAATGAGTGCTGTTTTGGATAATCTTGAGCGAGTTAAATCTATGGACATGGCTGATGATTTTTTATATAAATTAATTAACAATGAAAACTGAAATTATATCATTTTTTTCTGACATAGACGGGACTAGTTATTATAGTGACCATGCGTTTAGACTTAGAGAAGAATGTTTCAAACATAATGTTCCATATGATTTTAGACACATGGAATCTACGGGAGACTATAGATTAAATTGTCTAAGAAAACCTCAATTTATTTTATCTCTTTTAGAAGAAAAGAAAAAACCTTTAGTATGGATGGACATTGACAGTATTATTCATAAGGAATTATTGGCTTTTGATCACTTATCAGAAAATAATGCAGATATAGGATTTGCTTATCCTATAACGAAACCGGATCAAATTAATATGTCAAGTCCTAAAGCATCTCCAATTTTTTGCAATTATAACGAAAAAGTTATCAAATTTTTACAAACATGGATTGCTAATTGTGAAGAAAGTTTGAAAAACGGTGAACATTTTTTCGATCATGAAATTTTATTAATGCGAGTTTTACCAAAAGTTAAAGAAATAAAAATTGGTATATTGCCAATTAATTATTGTGTTTGGCCAAATAAATGTCCAAAAGGTATAGATCCGTATATAACAATGGGAATTGCAGATGGAAAATCAAAAGAAAAGAATTTGAGAGAATTGGCAAAAGTATTAAATATGAGCGAACATCATATTTTATTCAATTTAAATAAGGTATAATATGAAAATTGAAGTATCAAACGGTGAAATAGTAGATAAATTTACAATATTAAAAATAAAATTATCAAAATCTATTGAGGGATCTGAGAAATACAATAATATTAAAAAAGAATATGATTATTTAAAGGAATGTATTTTAGAATTAAATATTGCTGATATTCTAATAGATGAATTATATGATATTAATTTAAAACTTTGGAACATAGAAGAAGATATTCGTTTAATGGAAAAAGAAAAAGATTTCAAAGAACAATTTATATCTCTTGCAAGATCCGTTTATATTACAAATGATATTCGTTTTGCAATTAAAACAAAAATTAATAATTTAACATTTAGTTCAATAAAAGAAGAAAAAATCTTACCTGTCTATGAATAATTATAAAAAAATAATGCTAATTAATCAACCCGCAGGATTGGGTGATATTTTTTATTTACAAAAAGCAGTAAAGTATTATGCAGATCAAGGAGTAAAAATTTATTGGCCTGTACAAAAAGAATTTGGTTATTTAACAGAATATTTAGATTATCCCAATATAAATTATTATCCACAAGATAAAAACTATCCTTATAAAAATTTATGTGAAGGACAATATAATTTATTTTCAAAACAATATAAAACAAGTATAATGGATCATGAAAACAATATTCAAATCTTATATACTCCATTTACACATGCACACGCGGAATTTGAAATATTTCAAAAAGTAAAATCGACAATGTTAGTAAAATATTCTCTTGTGGACCAGACACACGAAAACTGGCAAAACTATTTTACATTTAAAAGAAATCCGAAAAGAGAAGAAATATTAAAAAATAAATTAAATTTAAAGAAAAATGAAGAATTTATATTTGTGAATGATTTATTTGCTTCGCCTCCAAATATGTTAAAAAGAGAAATGAATATAAAATCAAATTTAAA